GCCCATCAAGAGGCTAGGAATAGAGCTTGCGAGGCTATCCGAGAGGCCCCAGAGGGCTACGCGGTAGCAATCAGCGAGCCAACCCGCAGCCTTGATCAGAACGCCGCCCAATGGCCCTACCTTGCCGGCTTTGCGCAACAGAAACAGCTATGCATCAACGGCGTGATGGAGTGGGCTACGGATGAGGATTGGAAAAATGTCCTTACTGGCTGTTGGAAGGGCGAAATGCGAATGGCTGCTTTTGACGGCAGGGTGATCATGCTGCCGCAGCGCACGAGCAAGATGGGCAAAAAGGTTTTTAGCAGTTGGATGGAATTTTTAGTGGCGATGGCGGTCCAATCAGGTGTTGAGCCGATTTACAAAAGTCCAAGAAAATATCAGTAAAGCGGGAGCCTCCGCGCTATTTCTGGAGGCATTGCAGGAGTGTGATCATGTTTGGAATGCTTGAATCGTTGGCTAAGGCGGCTACGGCTGTTGTCACGGTGCCCGTCTCTTTGGCGGCGGACGTTGTTACGTTGGGCGGGTCTTTGACGGACAAAGACAAGCCTTATACCGCAGAGGCTTTGAGCGATATGGTGCAAAACTTGCAAGATGCCGCAACGCCTCGCAAGGACTGAATGACGCATGGCGTTTAAGCGTGCGCGGTGCGCCCATTGCAGGGGTAAGCTAGTACAAGAAAGGCCCAGCCAGATCGTTCACGTAGAGTGCGCCGAGGGCTGGGCGCTGGCCCTGATTGCAAAGAGAGACAGGGAAGAGGCGAAGAGGGTAAAGGCGCAGCAGAAAGCAGAGCGCGCCAGCGACCGGGAGAGAAAGCAGGCTCTGAAAAGTATTGCCAAGTTGATTGCGGAAGCGCAAGTGGCCTTCAATAGTTTCGTTCGTGAGCGAGACCAGGACAAAGGCTGCTTTGTGTGTGGCAGGGCGTTCGCTTCGGAGCCTGGACGAGTGCAGCACGCAGGCCACGTTAGAAGCCGTGGAGCTGCTGGGCACCTTCGGTTCAATGAGGACAATTGCCTAGGAGAGTGCGAGGGCTGTAACGGTCCGCACGGGGCCAAGCCGCACCAGATAAAGGCCGGGGCGATAGCGCGGATCGGGCAAGAGAAATGGGAGGCCCTGGAGGCGGATAATGTGCCGCACAAATGGAGCCGCGAGGAACTGATTCAGATCAAGGAAACGTACCGGCGAAAGCTAAAGGAGTTGCGTGATGCAAGAGGTTAAAACACTGCCAAGCGACTGCACTAGATGCCTAGGCGCTCAGTCCGAGCTTTGCGGTATGTGCAGACGTGTTTTGTGGGCATCGCCTGCTGGCGAGCGCACCTCATGGATGGCCCCGCCGATAGAGGATGACGGGACTTGTCTGATGTATTGGCCTGTAAATGCTGGATGAAAAGACATTAGGGTTTCCTCTATTGTTTTTCTTGTTGACGGGCCGATAATTCATTCATCGCAACCAAACAGGAGAAGCCGAAATGAAAGCATTGGAATGGGCGATGATTAATCCGCACCGCATTTCAACCACATGCAGTCAGCGCCACATTCAAAGTGTGCTTGAAGATGCGTCTACCGAAATCATTAGGCTTGCAGAAATGAATGTGCTCCTATTTAAAGCAATTAACGACCTAAGCGTTACCGCAGTAAGCACAAAACCTGGAGAGTTTTCTGTTGCTAGTCATGCTCTTTTTGCGCTACAAGCCGCAGCCAACAAGGCAAAAGAACTCTGACCATCCCAGCCGCCAGCCCTAATAAGCCTGGGCTGGCATGTAGATACTAGAGGTGTATGTTTAGTTCGGAAGAAAAAGGAAAGACGCAAGTCGAATGGTTTGATAGGAGGGCTGTTAAGCGCTATGGCCCAGTTCAATGCCTGCCCGGGCTGCCCGGCCTTCCGAGCTAAGCACACAATCAACCAACAGGAGGTAGAAATGGCCCGTATCGAAATCGAAGAATCCGCCCTTGACTCAATCAAGGCAATCGCCCAGAGATTGCAGGAGGAGCGGGATGAGTTGCTGACTGAATTGCAAGATGTGCTTGAGTGGGCAGTGACGGAAAAAATCGCTTTGCGATGGCAAGAGATTAGAAGCATACGTGCTGTTATCGACCGCTGCAACTCTTCCCCCAGGTGATGGAATGAACAGAGAAGACGTTTTGCGCATGGCGCGCGAGGCTGGATTGACTGATCCGGACTTGGGCGATTGGATGACGGATTACGGGCATTCAGAGGTGGCTATTAAAAAATTCGCCGCCGCCATCCGCTCTGCAACCAAGGAAGAGGATGCGGAGATTGCTGGGCGCGAATACAAAATTTATCAGGATACGATGGCTGCACATTACCGGCTATCTGACACTCAATTTAGGCCACGAGATTTTGGATTTGATATCGGTGTTTTGGATACATCAATATCAATTCGTGATGCTATCCGGGCCAGCAAATGAACCCAGAACAAAAGCTAGCCGAGCTGCTGGCAATCGTTGACGCACTAACCCTGCGCAACGGCCAGCAGGAAAAGCTAATCCAGCTTCTTTTAACCCAGCGCTCAGAGCTAACCGCACAGGTAGAGGCCTTGAGCACGATTACGAAGGCAATGAAATGAGCGCAGAGACTGACCGGGAGTTGTTAGAGCTGGCGGCTAAGGCTGCTGGATATGAATTCATCTATTTCCCTCCATATCCAGATGGAGCACAAGGCGAATACCTGCGCGTGCGCGGGATGGAAAAAAGATGGGACCCGCTCAACGATGATGGAGACAATCGACGGCTACAGGTAGCACTTAGATTTGGCTTGATCCCAATGGAGGGCGGAGGATGGGACGTTATCCGCTATGACTCCGAAAGCTGCGAAGAGGTTTTTTGCGCATCTGATTCCGACGACAAAAAAGCGGTTGTCCGCGCTGCTGCTGAAATTGGAAAGGCAATGAAATAATGCCCGCCTCAAGAACAAGCGAACTTGCCCGCCAAATCGTTGCCCTGTGCAATTCCCCGGATGGCCGCAGCACCCAAGAAATAGCAGATATTTTGGGCAAGAACCGGAACTCTATCAGCGTTTACATGTCTGACCTGACAAGGGCCGGTACTCTGTTCAAGGGCGGCGCGGACAAGAGCTTTCGGTTTTTCACTGACCCCAAGGCGTGCAGCGAGTACCAAAAGCAAGCCAGCATAGAGCTTGCAAGGCGGAAAGAGGCCACAAACCAGCGCCGCCGAGAGCTTGCCGCAGAGAAAGGACGCAATAAGCGTGCCAATGCGAGGAAAGAAAAAGGCCTGGAGCGCTACCAAAGACCGGAGCGCGTGAACCTTGCGCCGCGAGATTCTGGCTTGATTATTGCAACAACCCAGCAGCAAATAGACCACAAGCGGCTGCACCAGCAGGCTAACGTGATCTGGCCGGAGGGTGTAAAGGTAACGATCATCCCGACAGGCGTAGACACTCGGTTCATGGCATTTGTGGAGCCTGGGAAGGGGCAGATTAGCCGGGACTGGATGGCGAATCGGAAACTTTCTGCTAGAACCTAGGGTTTGTCCCAATGACAAACAGGCGGAAGGGAAATACAGTAACTCCCAGCAGCATGCCTCGTGACAGGGGGCATGCATCACCAAAACCTAACAGGAGTGCAAAATGCAAAAAGTTGAAATCACCAAAGAAATCGCGCAAAAGGTCGTTGAGACGGTTGATTGCGGGCTTTCGAGTGGATTGGGTGAGCCCATCCCCGGACAAATGTGTGTTGAGGCGGCAGTTTGTTACGCCATGGGCATGCCTCACGGCGACGAGCCTAGCTGTGTTGGGTCTGCCGTCCGCAGCTTCAAAATCCGGCTGAACGACTCGCGCTGGTCCGACAATGCGGCCAGGGCAAAAGGCATGCGCCGTGTTGCGGTAGCGCAACTCGGGAGCGATACGATCGACCAGCAGGAATTTGCAAAAGAAGTAGTTTTGCAGACTGCAAGGCAGATTCTGCCGGTCGCTTTGCGCGCTGCTGGAGAAGTCATCCCGGCGCATAAGGTGGCGCTTGAGGCGGCATCCGTCGCGTGCGAGGCGCTGACTGAATTTAGCCAAGTGGTTGCGGTGGCAAGAGCGGCGCGCGCTGCTGCTGCTTATGCTGCTGATGATGCTGCTTATGCTGCTGATGATGCTGCTTATGCTGCTGCTGATGATGCTGCTTATGCTGCTGCTGCTGCTTATGCTGCTGCTGATGATGCTGCTTATGCTGCTGCTGCTGCTGCTGCTGCTGCTTATGCTGCTGCTTATGCTGCTGCTGATGCTGAAAAGCGAAACAGCATCCTGTCCATGGCCGCAGAAATTGGCGTGCAGGCGCTGATTAAGCTGGGGTCGAAAGGCGTCCAATGGCTCTATTTGTGTGATTAAATAGAGGAAGTGACCACCCCGGGAGAGTAGCGGGGGCTATCATGAAGGCGGATTATTCCGAGAGACCCTTAGGGGAGAGGCTGGAATCTGGAAGCACCCAGGCCCAGAGGATATTCGGGTGCAAAATAGTCCGCCCCCATGATGGTCATGATGTATTTAGGCTGGCCCTAGGGTGAAAAGCAACGGAGGGGTAACGCCCGCTAATGCCTAGCTTAAATACATGATGGTCAAGCGTGAAAACGTAGGGTTGCGACTACGCGGCCGCCATCAACCAACATACAGGAGAATGAAATGGAAGGCTGGGACGATTAATGGAATGGATGCCGATTGAAACAGCGCCAAAGGATGGGACTCCAATCATGGGCTGTTTGTGGCATCCAGACCTAAAGCACTTGTATTCGCCGCGCCGCATCTTTTGGGCTGCATATCACCCAAATGCGACCGGAAAAATGTGCTGGAGGGATGCGGAAATCTGCGGAAACAAGGTGGAGCGGTTGACGCATTGGATGCGCCTTATTGATCCGCCTAAAGACTAGGGTAACCCCCTATTGCAGATAGCCTAGAAGTGGAGAGAATAGAGGTTCTTTAGGTGTTTTCGCAAACTCGCCAAAGCGTAACGAGCGGGAAATCTCAAGGAGATAGCCATGAGCAAGTAAGAGCTAACTAACTAATTCAGAGATTTTAGTAATGAGGTTTGTTTAGAACAGTGCGGCACTCTACGCCGATAGGCCCTAGTAGGTACATGCAGGCAAACGGGCTGAACATAGACGCGAGGCATGCAATCCGGTGCAAAGCCGGAGCCTTAGAGATTGATGTAATGGGCTGCGGCGTGGAGAGCAAGGCGGAATATTAAACCCGCTAAAGACACGCCCGAGTATGCGATTAAGGACCGCATGGCAGAAAGAGTTACCGGCAGGCGGCGGGTGAAAAAGCTGGTAAATGCTGGAGTTGCGCCCAGCCAGCCCATTACATCGATTTTAGAGAGCTGAGGTAACAATGAAGTTTCTCATTTTCCATTTGTATCTAAAGCATTTGATAAAGAAAAACTATCGTCTGCGCGTAGAAGGAAAACTTCCCGATGAATGGTATTGGGCAGATTTAATGGCGGCGCGATGGGGATATTTTGTGCATAACAAGTTTATGGGGTGAATGCGGGATGCTGACCCGCAGCGACGATGCTAGGCAAACCCGCCGTAACGCACTGTAATGGTGCGACTGGGGATTGTGTAAGAAGTGCTGCTAGATGTACGGTGAAATGCAGCCCGTCGCTACGTGAAACCGGGCCGGAGGTAACAGACCGGCCACCCCACCCAATAACACAGGAGCAAGGCATGAAGAGTGGAAAAGCTGTACCGAGAATCATCAAAATAGATGGGTTTTGGTATGTATTGTCAAAACCTGATGTGGAAGGTTTTTGGTATTCATTGGGGATCGGCTTAACGCCGCAACAGGCATGGGAAGAAGCATTCCCTAGACCGTGGTGGAGGAGGATTTGGAGCTAAACCAATCCGCCGTTAGCATAACTGGATAATGCCTCTGAATTCTAGTCAGACTGATGTGGGTTCGACTCCTGCACGGCGGACCACAAAATCAAGTTTCTCCATGGTCAAACAAGACCTTAAGCCACTGTAACAGGTGGCTTTTCTTTTTGGTTTGCGTGTGCTAACATAAGAGCATGCCGCGTCAATCAGAGTTTACGCAAGAGGTAGCCGACGAAATCTGCGAGAGATTGGCAGACGGGGAAAGCCTGCGCTCGATTTGCTCCGAGGACAACATGCCAAGGAAGGCAACTGTTTTCCGGTGGCTGGGGCAGTTTGAGCAGTTCCGTGACCAATACACGCGCGCGCGGGAGGTCCAGGCAGATGCTCTGTTCGACGATGTGTTGTCAATTGCCGACAATTCCAAGAATGACTGGATGGAAGCGAATGGCAAGGATGATGCTGGATGGATGCTGAATGGCGACAACATTCGCAGATCCCAGTTGCGCATTGATGCTCGCAAATGGATGGCTGGGAAGCTCCGACCGAAGAAGTACGGCGACTTCAAGGCGGTGGAGCTGACTGGCGCAGATGGTGGGCCGCTTCAGGTAAGCGCTGCTTTGTTGTCTGACGAAGACTTGGCGAAAATTGCAAGCCGCGCTAAGTCCTGAGCAAGCTGCTGCTGTGCTGCTGGATAGACGGCAGTGCCGCCGTAACCTGAGGGCGTTTGCCTCACGTGTTCCTGTCCCTGGCTCTCCTGCCATTGATGCGGAGGAGAACAGCAAAATCCCCCTGATCGAGACCCAGCAAGCCAAGCACCACGGCTTGATCTTGGATGAAATGCAGCGCTGTATGGAGACGCCGCACGGTCGATTGATGATCATGGCCCCGCCTGGGTCGGCTAAGTCTACTTACGCTTCGGTGGTCGCGCCAAGCTGGTATCTCGGGACTTTGCCTAATCGCCGGGTGATCCTGGCCAGCTACGGTGATGATCTGGCCCGCAGGCATGGGCGCAGAACCCGCCAGATGTTGAGATCGCCTGAGACTATCGGCATCCTCCAATGCTCACTCAACGACGATTCTAGGGCGGCTGATGAGTTCGCCTTGTCCAATGGATCGGAATACATCGCTTGCGGCATCATGGGCGGGGTCACCGGCAACCGAGCACACGGGATTGTGATCGATGACCCAGTGAAAGGCCGTGAACAGGCTGACTCTCAAGTGATCCGAGACAGGACGTACCAAGCCTATGAGGATGATCTGTTGACCCGTCTTATCCCTGGCGGGTGGGTTGTGATCATCAATACTCGATGGCACGAGGACGACATTTGCGGGCGCATCCTGCCTGAGAGTTGGGCGGGTGAGTCTGGTGATATTCAGTGTCGGGACGGCAATGTCTGGCGCGTGCTGTGCCTGCAGGCCGAAAGCACAACCAACACGGACCCTCTTGGCCGCAAGCCTGGGGAAATGCTATGGACCGAATGGTTTGATGAAAAGCATTGGGCACAGTTCCGGCTGAACCGGCGTACATGGTCGAGCCTATATCAGCAGCGGCCAGCCCCTGATGATGGCATCTTGTTCCGCAAGGATGACATGGTGCGGTATGAGTCGTGCCCTGAGGGAATGCAGATCATCGGGGCCAGCGATTATGCAGTTACCCCAGAGGATGGGGATTGGACCGAGCACGGCATCCTAGGAATTGCGCCGGATGGATCTTACTACCTGCTGGACTGGTGGAGAGGTCAGACCGGGCCTGAGGTGTGGATTGAGAAGAAAATCGACATGATGGCTAAGTGGTCTCCCCTTGCGTGGTTTGGGGAGACCGGGCCTATCCGAAGGGCTGTTGAGGGTAGGCTAAAACAACGGATGATAGAGCGCCGCGTTAGTTGTCGCATCGAATGGCTCCCGCACATCGGGGACAAGCCGACCAAAGCGCAGGCAATCATTGCGGTGGCTGGGATGGGGCGGTTGTGGTGGCCGCGTGCTGCTTGGGTGTCTGAGCTACAGCGCCAGTGCCTCGTATTCCCTGCCGGCTCTCCTGATGACGGCGTGGACACCTTGGGCATGCTGGGCCGTGGGGCGGACATGGTTGGGTCGAAAAAGCCGAGGAAAGCCATAAATATAGAGGATTTCATGCCTACCTCTGGTAATTACTACCCTTCCCATGGATAATGCAATAATTGATGTAAGCGCACACAAACATGAAGCCTGATTCAGAAGAAGCAAAGAAGATTCTCGAAGAGGCCGTGGAGCGCTTCGAGCTGATTCAGTCCACGGACAAGGACAACCGCGACAACCAGAAAGCGGATACGCTGTTTGTCTATTCCCCTGGCTATCAGTGGCCGGAAGAAGTAAAGCAGCAGCGCAGGCAGTGGAAAGAACTGTGCCTAGAGTTCAACCAGCTTAGGCAGTTCGTTTCCCAAGTCGTCAATGACCAGCGCCAGAATCGTCCAGGCGTGCGCATTCACCCTGCAAGTGGTGACGCATCCAAGGAAGTGGCGGAAATCCTCCAGGGCCTTATCCGAGGCATTGAGAACGACTCTAACGCAGAGGCCGTCTACGATGCAGCGTTTGAGTCTGCGGTGGTTGGTGGCAGAGGTTGGTGGCGCATTTGCTCTGAGTACACCGACACCGATGGATTCGATCAAAAGCTAGTCCTCAAGCCTATTCAAGACTCCAGTTCGGTCTACGCATCGACCGAGTACCAGCAGCCCGACGGGTCAGACCGTGAATGGGTGTTTGTCGTCCAACCCTACAGCAAGTATGAATTTGAAAGCAAGTGGCCTGAGGCCGATCCTGTTTCTTGGGATGACATTCCCCGCGAGTGGTCGGACGGCAAAGAGAACATCCTGGTTGCTGATTACTATCGCAGGGTCTGCACCAAGCGCGTAATGGTGCTGATGAGCGATGGGGCGAAAGGCTTCAAAGACGAAATGCCAACCCCGCCTGAGGGCGTGACCATCCTTCGTGAGCGCGAGGTGGAAAGCTATTCGGTCGAGTGGTACACCATTGCGGGCGGCAATCAAATCCTTGAGAAGTACGATTGGCCTGGGTCCATCATCCCAGTGATCTGCACCGTTGGATCGGACATGATCCTTGATGGGAAGCGTGTTTATCAAGGATTGACCCGGCACGCTCGTGATGCTCAGTCCATGCTCAACTTCGGGATGACGCAGCAGGCCATTCACTTGGCTTTGACGCCTCGCGCACCTTGGGTCATGGCCGAAGGGCAAAACGAAGGCTATGAGAACATGTGGCGCGATGCCAACACCAAGAATTTCTCAGCCTTGGTGTACAAGCCGACCACGATTGACGGGATTCTAGTTCCCCCCCCCCAAAGAACAGCCCCAAGCATGCCGGATGCCGGGTGGGATCGCTGGTGCCAGATGATGATTTCGATGATCAAATCGACCATCGGGATGTATCAGAACTCCCTTGGGGAGCGAAGCGACGAGAAGTCCGGCAGGGCCATTATCGCCCGTGAAAAGCAAGGCGACACGGCCACATTCAACTTTGTGGACAATCTCGCCAGAGCCATTGCGCTAACCGGCAAAATCCTTGTGGAAGTGATCCCTAACTTCTATGACACTGAACGTATTGTGCAGATCATCAACCCTGACGATACAAAGAAGTTAGTGCGCATTAACCAAGAAATGCCGGACCCGAATGACCCGCTAAATGCCATTGCGACGAATGATGTTCGCAAGGGGAAGTACGCGGTTGTTGCCGAAGCCGGGCCGAGCTATGCGACGAAGCGCCAGGAAACCAGCGATTCGCTTATGCAGTTGGTACAGGCGTTCCCGCCCGTTGCGCAGGTTGCCGGTGATTTGATCGTGAAATCGCTGGACGTGGCTGACGCAGACATCATTGCTGAGCGTCTGAAAGCCATGCTCCCGCCCCAAGTGCTGGCTGCTGAGAAAGCGAAGCAAGAGGGCCGCCCGCAGGTTGACCCGCAGATGCTTGCAGAAATGCAGCAAAAGGACCAGCAATTGCAACAAGACGTCCAGACCATGGAAGCGATGGATCAGCGCATCAAAGAGCTTGAGTCCGGTGCAGAGCAGTCATTGCAGAAGGCGCAAATGGAGATTCAAGCCAAGGAAAAATCCGCCGTTCTGGAAATCGAGTTCAAAGAACGCCAAGCAGAGCGGGAATACACGCTTGAGCTTGAGAAAGTCCGTCGCGAAGGATTGCTCAAGATTGAGATTGCGGGCATTGAATCCGAGGCTAAACAAAACGTTGCCAGAATCGGCGCGCAAAAAGATTTGATTGTCGCTTCTCAACAGACCCCGCCAGAGCTAAAAGCGGAATCTGACGAAGAGCAAGACGCAGAAGACGCAAAGGGCATAATCTAAGTGTGTGCCTACTTGCTTTTTTATTGAAATAACGTAAACTAGGGTTTATATGGCTACTCCTGTTGGATACCAGCAATTTGCAGCGGGCGCGGTTGACACTGCGCAGGGGCTAACTATCCCCACTACTAAACCGCAGCGCCCCACCTACGCAATCATTACCGCAGTCACCCAGGCTATCCGCTGGCGTGATGATGGTACGGCTCCCACTACTACGGTGGGCATGCCGGTGGCGGTCAATTCCCCGTTTGTCTATAACGGCGATCTTTCAGCAATTCGGATCATTGCATCTATCGCAGGCGCGGAAGTGAATGTTTCGTATTACTACTAAACCATGAAACATATTCGCGCCTTCTTGGTTGGGCACGGCATCTGGCTATAACTTTGGAGTTCACATGAGCACTACGCCCATCATTGTTCCTGCTGGTACGACTACCAGCCCGCTGTTTGTCACTCCGCTGACGAACGTTATCTTTGGTCCCTCGGTGCTCGGTGGCTCTGTCACTGTCACCTTTTCGCCTAGCCTGTCGATTCCCTCGAATCAATGGGCTACGGTCTTCACTGGTACGGCTGGCGGCTCTTTCCGCCCGACGACTACCGGGTATGTTCAGATTCAAGCCACTACGTCGCAAGCGAATGCGTTCCTTGCCGATCTTGGCCCTGGTCTGAATACCGGTGGTGGCGCGATCGTCAACATCAACGGCTCTTTGGCTACCGCCTCGACCACTTCGGAAGTCGTGCTAGCTTCGTGGAAGGTCGGCCCTGGATTCCTGCCGCTTAACTGGCGCATGGAAGTTTCGGGTAACGTTTCGCTGTCCAACAACGCGAACGTCAAGACCTTGAAGCTGTACGCAAACGGTGTTGCGGGTACTGCGATGGCTACGTCTCCGTCGATTGCATCTGCTCTGAACTATTCGTTTGACACGGTTATTTCCGGTCGGGGCGATGGCGTGACGCTGATTGGTACGGGCGTTCTGGCTTCGCAGACTTCAGCCCAAGGTGGCGGCGGTATTTCGACCACGGCTAACCCGACCCTGAGCCGCGACTACCTGACGCAAGAAACCGAGTTCACGCTGACGGCGACGAAAGCAACTGCTGGCGATACTTTCCAGATCGAAAACCTGCTGGTTGTGTTGTCGTCCTGATATCTAAGGCTTACCGGGTGGCCTATACCCGGGTTTTAACGTGGTAAATCCATGAACGATGACGAAGAACTGCAATCTGGTGCAGCAAATCCAGAGGTTGAGGCCGAAGCCCAAAAGGCTCCTGCTGGTGATGAGGCCGCACCAGAGAAAAGTGAACAGACTGAAGAGCAGCAAAAGGAACAGGCAGAAGCGGAAGCCGATAAGGCGCGCCGAAAGGAAGAGCGAAAGCAAGCTAGCATCCAAAAGCGGATTAATGAACTGACCGCCGAAAAGTATGCAAGCCAAAAGCTAGCGGAACAACTGGCCGAACAGAACGCAAGGATTCTTGCTGTGCTGGAAGGCAAGAAAGAAGCTAGCACTCCTAGTGGTGAGCCGAAGCGAGAACAGTTCGAGGAATACGAGGATTTTCTTACAGCGCGTGCTGAATGGCGCGCGGAGCAGAAAGCCCTTGCGATCATCGAAAAATCTCGTTCGGAGCAAGAGGAAAAGCAAAGCAAGCGGGAACGTGAGCAGACTGAGAAATCAGTAGAAAAGCAATTCCTTGAGCGCAGGGCTAAGGCTGAAAAGGATTTTCCAGACTATCGGGAAGTGGTAGAGGATTGGGAGCCTAGGCTTCCTGATTCTGTGGTGGAAATGATCGTCCAACACCCTGACGGGCCGATGATCAGTTATCACCTCGCCAAAAACCCGAGTTTGGAAAAGCAATTTCAGGATCAGCCCGTATTCATGCATGGAATCCTTTTGGGTCAAATGCTGGCCACGCTAAAACGTCCGTCCACGAAAGTATCCGAAGCCCCGGCCCCTGGTAAGCCGGTGTCGTCTGGTTCGAGTGGCAATGCCACAGAGCCGCCCAGCGACCCCGAGAAATACTATGCTTGGGCAAAAAAACATCTTCGATAAGGATTTATCATGGCTAATGGTTTTCAGAACCCGGTTATGTACACGGATGAAACGCTCCGTGTGCTTTCCAACAACATCATTCTCGGTAAGCGAGTCTCCCGTAAACATCAAATGGAGTTCGCCAAAGAGAATATGAAGATCGGCGATACGCTGAACATTCGGCGTCCCGCCCGGTTTACCGTTTCCACCGGCTCTGCGTATCAAGCGCAGGACTACACGGAAACGAGCATCCCTCTGGTGGTGAACCAACAAAAGCACATCGACACTTCGTTTACGAGCGCCGATCTGACCTTGAAGGTTCAGGACTTCTCCGACCGCATCATCAAGCCTGGCGCTATCCAACTGGCTCAGCAGATTGATATTGACGGCTACATCAACGCCAAAAACACCGTTGGCAACTTGACCGGCACGCCCGGCACGTCGCCTAACAACGTGTCTTTCCTGTTCGATGTGGGCAAGAAGCTGGATGATTTCTCTGTTCCGCGTGACTCGCGCCGCTATCTGGCGATTGACCAAGGAACCAACGCCTCTCAAGTCGCTTCGCTGACTGGATTTTTCCAGGCTCAAAACCTGATCGCCAAGCAGTATGAGGACGGCATCTTTGTGGATGCTACCAACACGATCGGCCTCAAGATCGGCATGTCTCAAAACATCGCCCGTCACACGGTTGGTCCGCTGGGCGGCACGCCTGCTGTCAATGGTGCGAACCAAGGCCTTACGGCTGGCTGGGCGAATACTGGGACGCTGGTTACAAACGGCTGGACGGCTGCTGCGGCTCAACGTGTTCGCGCTGGTGATGTGTTTACGGCTGCTGGCTGCAACTCGGTCAACCCTGTAACCAAACAGTCCACGGGTCAGGCGATGCAGTTTGTGGTGGTTGCTGATGGTTCTTCGGATGCCTCCGGTAACCTCACGCTGTCTATCAGCCCTGCGATCATCACTGCTGGTCCGTTCCAGAACGTCACCGCGTCTCCGACTAACGGCGGTCTGCTGACCTTCGTCGGGACGGCATCTACGAGCTATGCCCGTAACTTGGCATGGCATGAAGATGCGTTCGAGTTGGCGGTGGTGAAGATGGTCGATCTGGCCGAGTTCGGCGGCTGGGGTGCGGTCCGTTCACAAGACGGCTTCTCGCTCCGTGTTTTCCGTCAAGCGGCGATTTCGACCGACACCGTGGGTAACCGTGTTGATTGTCTGTATGGGTGGGCAACGCCTTACCCTGAGCAGGCATCGCAACAGGTCGCTCCGTAACCATTGGGCGGGGTTCGCCCCTCCCTTTTTCAATCAGGAATCATGAACAAAACTGTTGACTACAGCGAAGTGCAGCCCGGCCTTACGGCTGGTGTGGAGGCGTCCGAGTGGGAGCCTCCGACTCATAAGTATTTCGGCAAGAAGTTGCCCAATGGCAAGACCGAAAAAGAGCCTGTTTACTCCTATCAAGAGTATCCGCGCTTTATGTACTCTGAGGCGAACGGGAAGATCAAAGCCCGCGTCGTGAAGTCCGAAGAAGAGCGTAAGTCTCTTGGTGATGATTGGAAGACTTCGCCTGCTGACTTTGGCTATATCGGTGCGCCGTCATTTGACCAGATCATCAAAACCAAGAATGAACAGGAATCTACTGGCGATGTGGAAATCGGCACGATCCCTGATTTCAAGCGAGGCCCGGGCCGTCCGAAAGCTGCTTAAATGACCACGGTCAGCACGATTGTCTATGATGCCATGTACCAAGCAGGCGTGCTTGGTCAGGATCAGACGCCTTCGTCTGGAGATACGCAATTAGTCTTGCGTCGTCTCCAGCGCATGGTCGATTCGTGGTCTAACGAAAAGTTGATGATTTTTCGTAACGACGAAGAGTCGTTCACGATGGTTGCCGGACAGCAAAGCTATACGACAAGTGTGCTGGCTGGCGGTCGGCCCATCAATATCAACTCGATGCGTGTTCGATTGAACAATATCGATTACCCAGTCGATCAGATTGACCAGTTGAAATGGAACGGGATTTCGTACAAGAACACCACGGCTATCCCGAGGTGGTTCTATTACGACATGAACTATCCCGTTGCAACGATGTTCTTTTACCCAATCCCTTACGCTGCGTTTACGTGCTATCTGTACTGCCAGCGCGAGATTCAAGGTAACTTGGACATGACCACGGTCCTTGTGATGCCGCTGGGATATGAGGCGGCGCTTGTGGCATGTTTGGCGGTGGATATCATGCCCAGCTTCGGCAAGCAAGCAACCCAACAACAACAAAAAGACGCAATCGATACAAAGGGTAGACTCAAGAGGACGAACTTTGTTCCGCTTGAAATGAAAACGCCTTTTGATCAGACGCTAGACCTTTCCAATACTTTCCCTTACAGAGGCTTTTGATGGCAGAAAAATCTTTCCCGATTCAACCGATTGGCGACATTATCATTGTCGAGCAAGTCACCGAAGAAAAAAGCTCAGGTGGAATTTTGCTGACAGGTGATTACAAAAAGTTCCCTTGCGGCAAAGTTGTCGCTCACGGCCCTGGCCGGGTGTACACGACTTATCTGGATGCAAGCGGGCACCACCTTGCAGGCCAAGTAGTCCCTGTTAGTGTGAAGGTCGGCGACTATGTGATTTTCGGGAAATACAACTCTGGCGGTGAGCCCATCGAAATTGACGGGAAGAAATACCTCCTATGTCGCGAAGGGGACATAGGAGGTATTTCCAATATCGGTGATCAATTGCGGGTCCGCCTAGCCGTGGATTGAGTCATGCGTATCCCCGTCTTCGGCCTTGGACAAGCATCACGCTCCCCGTATGTCACGGCCAAGCGGATACAGAATATGTACTGCGAGCAGCGACCATCGGGTGAGAAGTCGTCCATGGTTGCTTATAGAACGCCAGGGCTTGAGGCATTCGCCGATTCAGGCTCTCCAACTCCGCCCCGTGGGGCATGGACAGTTGATCGTGACGACACGAGTTATGTAGTCATTGGGAACATTTTTTATCAAATTACAAATACTGGAAACTTGATAAATATCGCGACTCTAAACACAAGCTTAGGCCGAGTTTCCATGACCGACAATGGAAATCAAGTGATGATTGTGGATGGGACCTATGGGTATATATACTCAAAGGTTGCATCGACGGGAACGCCGCAAACAATCACATCAATTACTCAGTCTGGCACGCAAGCGACGTTAACCACCGCCGCGCCTCATGGCCTGACTACCGGAAACATTGTGGTTATCGTTGGCAACACGCCAGCAGCATACAACGGGACATTCACTGTTACTGTCACTGGGGCCTCCACGTTCACATATGAAATGGAGTCGGACCCGGGTGGAGTTGCCACAATCATAGGCTCATACACACTAACGACATTCGCGGTAATTGCTAGCGCATCTTTTCCCGCCCAACCCAGGACAGTTACGTTTCTTGCTGGGTATTTTGTCATTAGTCTGAACCAATCCAGCAGGTTTTATGTTTCTGGGTTTTACGATGGCCTATTCTGGGATGCATTGTTTTTTGCTAACGCGGAAAGTAGCGCCGATCCTATTGTGGCGGTCTGGTCTTCAAGCGGCCAATTGATTTTGATGGGGTCCAGAACCATGGAATTCTGGGGCTTATCGGGCTCCCTTGATTTTCCATTTGCGCAAATTCAGGGCTCGTCTACAGAATGGGGTTTGGGCGCAACTTGGAGTGTATCCAAGTATGACAACTCAGTAGCTTTTTTAATTCGTAATCGGATGGGTCAGGTCATGGTAGCCAAGCTTTCCGGGTATCTGCCGGAAAAAATCAGCACGCCAGATATCGATTATCTAATTAACAATTACGCAACTATTGATGATGCCAGTTCATACAGCTACATGCTTGGCGGGCATCCAATGTTTGTTATTTCGTTTCCATCTGCTGGGTATAGCTGGCTTTATGACGGTTCCACAGGCATTTGGTCATCGCTTAAAAGCTATCAATCAACACGGCATATTGGCGAGTTCGGGTGGAGCTATTTGCAAAATAACCTAGTAGCTGATTTTGATAGCGGAGTGATCTATAGGCTTGACCCGCTGGTTTTTACAGAAAATGGAGAGCCGATAGAGTCTGAAATAATCTCTGAAACCGTTGCATCTCCAGATTTAGAGAGATTCAGCGTTGACAAGTTCAGAGTTGATATGGAGATTGGGAATGCCGCTATAGGTTATTCCAATCCTCTGTGTAGCCTTCAAATCTCCAGAGACAACGGCAAGACTTACGGGGCCGAAATGTTCAAGGAAATCGGCCCTGTTGGCAACTACAGAAACGCCATTGAATGGACCAGATTGGGCGGCGGGAACAGAAACTACGTGTTCAAAATACGTGTTGTTGATCCTGTTCAATTTACGCTTGTCAGCGGGATGATTAACCCAAATGACTAGCCTGATTAATCAACCGCCGATTCAAAGCAAAGTTGATACTGATGGCAGAATAAGTCCTGCATGGGCCTCGTTTTTTAACAGTATTTTCGCTATACTGTCTGCACTAACTCAAAGTGGTACTACGGCGCAAAGGCCGACAACATTTCTTTGGGTTGGGCGCACGTATTTTGATACGACTCTCGGGCTACCTATTTGGTACTCAGGACCGAGCTGGGTAAAAGCTGACGGGACACCAGCGTAATGGAAATGAAATTCCACGGCGGCGGCGACAATGAGCCGTTCATTGTTGAAACGACCGCGCCCGGTGGTTATTTGCTTGAATCTCACAAGCATAAACACGGACATACGTCTGTTCTTGTGTCGGGGTGCGCCGATGTGACCGTGGATGGAGTTACTCGCCGGTTTGATGGATACTCTATTGTTTCCATCCCTGCCGATACCGTGCATTCTGTGCTGGCGGTTACGGATATCGTTTGGCTTTGCATTTGGTCTGGGGATGTTGCGCCAATAGACCAAGCCATAGACTCTTTGAAGTTGGTGGCTGCATGAAAATCCAACTGCTAGCCTCTGGAATCCCAGTATCGGATATTTACTGGAAACTCCAACAGAATCCGCAACTGTGGAATCAGCACACAGAAAGGACCGCCTCTCCGGATAGTCCTCATCATGGACTGGATGACATTTGGGCTCGTTTTGGCGATCCCGAAAGGGCGCAGGACGGGGCGGCGCATGAATCATTCTGGTATCCAAATTCGGACGTTCTTGGGATCAAGCCTCTTTGCTATGACCTTATGCGAAAGTTTGAAGGGGATGAGCTGGGCGGCGTGTTGATCACCCGCATTCCTCCCGGGGCTACTTGCAAGCCGCACACAGACCCAGGGTGGCATGCCCGCAGGTATCAAAAATTCGCAGTCCAGATCACAAGCGCTCCAGGGCAAAAGTTTTGCTTTGAAGGCGAAGAACTAGAAACAAAGCCGGGTGACTTATTTTGGTTTGACAATCAGCATTTGCACTGGGTCACAAATGAAACCGCATACGAGCGGGTGACCATGATTGTATGCATTAGGAAGGGGAATTGATATGCCATGGGCAGCAGCTGGTGCAGTAGTTGGCGGAGTAATTGCCGCCCAAGGCGCAAAAGATGCGGCGGGTGCGGGTGCGGGCGCTTCTAAGGCGCAGATTCGCGAAGCGCGGCGACAATATGACCAAACACGTTCTGACTTTGAGCCTTTTCGGCAAACAGGCCTTAGCGCAAACAGTCGTCTTTCGTATCTTCTTGGGTTGTCTCCCTCTGGTGGCGGCTCTTCGCCGCAATTGACATATGACCAACTTAGGAAAGAACTTGAATCTCAATACACGACTCAAGGACAAGGCGATGCATCATACGAATACGACCCCTATTCAGGCGAAATGCAGCAAGTTAGAAGGCCGACACAAAATGTTGACCAAACCGGCTTGGACGCTGCAATTACGGCGCGGTTAGCGCAACAAGCGCAGCAACAAGCGCAGCAACAAGCTGCCGCTAGTGGCGACCCTAATTACGGCTCTCTCATGCGCAAGTTTAGCGCGGAAGATTTAGAGGCTGATCCTGTCTACCAAAGCGGTCTTAAATTCGGCCTAGATCAAGGGACTGGGCAAATCAATGCGCGAGCCTCTGCTCTTGGGCAATACGATTCTGGCGCTACTTTGAAGGCGCATACTCGGTATGCAAGCGATTACGGCTCTACAAAGGCTAATGAATCATACAACCGATACAACACTGATAACACCAACATTTATAACCGGCTTGCTGGTGTTTCTGGTGCGGGGCAAACAGCTACCGGACAAGTGGCCTCTGCCGGCGCTAATGCGTCCAATCAAATTGGTGGGGCGCTTAGCGACATGGGTAACGCTCGTGCTGCTGGTATTGTTGGTGGCGCTAATGCATGGGGCAATGCACTTAATACCGGAATTAACACTTACCAGAACCAGCAATATCTAAATATGCTGAAAGGCCAAGGCGGCGGCGGAGGCGGGTTTGGCACTGGGGCCGCATACGGAAATCAAGATTACGGCTCATATCTTTAAGTTCTAACATGGCATTCAATTCCAGCATCATCGCCCAACTCGGGCAAAACCAAGTACAACTGCAAGACCCATTAGATCGTTATGCGAAGGGATTGCAGCTAAAGCAGTTGATGCAAGGCGTGCAACAGCAAGATGCCGCTTTGGCGGAGGATCGGGCCGTTCGTGAGGCTTACAAGGCTTCTGGCGGGGATTTCGATCGCCTGAAAGGGTTGTTGCAGTCTGGCGGTAATTACAGACCTCTCCAAGCCCTGGAAAAGAACCGCCTTGAAACTGACAAGACACGCAGCGACATTGACAAAGACAGAATTGAAAGCACGACCAAAGCGATCGCCCAGCATAGGGATGCTTTGTCTATGGTTAACAATCCGCAAGATGCGGCTATGTGGGTGGAATCTGCGTACAAAGACCCGTATATTTCCCCGATCTTTTCTAGGATTGGGGATGTTAACACGCTGGTTTCTCGCATTCCTTCTGATCCTGCTCAATTTCAGCAGTGGAAGCAACAGCAGGCCTTAGGCGCTACGAAATTCATTGAAGCGAATAAACCTCAAATCGTTACCTCCAATCTTGGCGCGACGACTCAAACGCAGGCAGTAGAGCCGCTTACAGGAGGTGTTCGCACGTTGTCGCAATCTGCAAATACAGTTAGCCCCAACACAGCGGCTACCGTTGCAGCTCAAAGAGATCAAGCCTCCGCTACTCGTGATGCCGCAAAGATGACGGCAAACACCAACATTGAAATGAAGTTGGCTGATGACTATCGCACACAGTCAAAAGATTTCAAGGATGTTTCTGACGCTTATGCGCAGATCAACAAGACGTTAGACAAAGCCACTACGTCGCCTGCCGCTACTCTTGCCGCTGCGACAAAGTTCATGAAGCTTCTGGATCCCGGCTCTGTTGTCCGAGAGTCTGAACTTGGGATGGCTTTGGCGGCTTCTGGCGTACTGGATCGTGCTACCAACTATTACAACACTTTGGCCAAAGGCAAGGTTCTTACTAAGGCTCAAGCAGAGGACTTTAAAAACATCACTGGGCAAATCTATGCAGCAATGCAAGAACAACAAAATTCCATTGATGCCGATTACCGGAAAAAGGCTACTGAGTACGGGCTCCGGCCTGAAATGATCATTCAGGATTTGGGCCAAAACAAAAGCCAAAAATCTGCGGCCCCTCAAACAGAATTCAACTCTTTGCCGGACCCTGCTAAATACAATGGGCGTCGAATCCAAGGCCCTAATGGTGTTATGCGTTCTAACGGCAAGTCGTGGGTGATGGAGTAATGGCGACTTACAAACTACTCGATGAGCAACCGGCCACTAAGCAGGCTGGGCGTTATGTGCTGCTTGACGAAAAAGAGCCTACTCCAAGTGTGGCATCCATGTTCAAAGACGAGGTTATGACGAGTCTGCCGGGAGGTGTTGTCCGTGGCGTCAAAGACGTTATTGACACTGGCGCTGGATGGCTATCCCGCCTTGGCGGATCGGATGAGGCTGCGCGAATCAAGGCCATGAATCAGCAAGGCAAAGCTGATTTTTCAGCAGCGCAAGAGAGAACGGGGAACACGGTTGTTCCGGCTGTTGGGCGCGTCGGGGGCCAAATTTTGGCAACACACCCAGCAGTAAAGGCGCTTGGTGCGCTTGCTACTTTGGCTAAAGCTCCTCGCCTTGGTTCTGCTATCGCTTCTGGCGGCATGGCTACGGGCCGCGCTGCTGCGCCTACGATTGCTGGCAGGGCTGCTGATCTTGGCATTCGGTCTGCTGGCGGGGCGATTGCTGGCGGGGCTTCTGCTGGTCTGGTTAACCCAGAAGACGCAGGTTCTGGCGCATTGGTTGGAGGTGCTCTACCGATCGCGGGTCAAGTCTTAAAAGGCGCTGCAAGCATCGGCAGGAAAGCACTTGGAGCCACTACCGGGGTTGGTGAAGAAGCCATTTCTCAGGCTTACAAATCAGGTCAGCAAGGCGGCTCTTCTGCAAAATCGTTCCGTGAAGCAATGCGCGGCCAATCCGACATGGATGATGTTTTGAACTCCGCAAAACAGAATCTAGAGGCCATGGGCAAACAAAGACAAGATGCTTATAGGCAAGGCATGACCGGGATGAAGGCCGACAGGACAGTGCTGGACTTCAAAGGCATTGATAAATCACTGGATGACGCTGTTGGCAGTATCACATATAAGGGGATGATCAAATCCCCGGGCGCTTCTGACAAGTTAAAACAAGTCTATCAAGAAATTGATGGATGGAAAAAACTCGACCCTGCTGAATTTCATACGCCCGAGGGGCTTGATGCACTCAAACAGCGTGTTGGTGATATTCTGGAATCGATCCCTTTCAATGAACAAAATTCGCGCCGTGTTGTTGGCAATGTATACAACTCCATCAAGTCGGAGATTTCCAAGCAAGCCCCGGAATACTCGAAAGTCATGAAGGGATACAGCGAAGCCACAGAAACCATCAAAGAGATTGAGCGCTCTTTGTCTCTTGGCCAAAAGGCAAGTGCAGAAACCGGAATTCGCAAACTCCAATCATTGATGCGAAACAACGTCAATACGTCTTACGGCAAGAGGGGGGAGCTTGCGCGCCAACTAGAGCAGGCGGGTGGTAGAGAAATTTTCCCAGCCATCGCCGGTCAATCGTTGAATGATTGGATTCCAAGGGGGATTCAAAGGGCTGCTACTGGCACTGGTGGCGCTGGTCTTGCGTTAACGGGGAACATCCCTGCTGCTGCTGGGCTTGCTGCTGTGTCGTCCCCTCGTTTGGTTGGCGAGGCCGCTTACGCAGCCGGTAAATTCTCTAACACCCAACTTGCAAAACTACTTAAGCAGGGCGCTTATCGAGCAGCCCCTGTTTCTGCTGCTGAATAAGGAAACGTATGCCTTCTGTTAACCCTTCACCATTTGGGCCTTGCCCGCAGTTTGTAAATGTCGCTGGCGATCCTGCGGTAGGGGACCAGCTTTTTTTCTACGCCGCAGGAACAACGACAAAGCAAGACACCTATACCGATTCAACGGGTACGGTTGCCAACACCAATCCGATTGTTCTTGACGCTCTCGGGCAGCCTCCGGAAGAGGTTTGGTTTGCCAATGGGCTTATCTATAAGATGGTGTGGGCACCATCTACGGACACCGACCCGCCTACTAATCCCATTAGGACGTTTGACAATCTGACGGGCATTAACGATGTTCAATCACTGTTTTCGAACAATGAATGGGTGCTTTCTGGGCTAGTTCCAAGCTATATCAACTCCACGCAATTTCAAGTCCCTGGTAATCAAACTTCTTTATTGACTGTTGGACGAAGAATCAAAACTGAAAACACTTCTGGAACTATCTACAGCACGATTACTTCAAGCGTGTTTGGATCAGTTACGACGATCACTGTCATTAACGATTCAGGCTCTCTAGATTCAGGCCTGTCTTCAATTGATTATGGGCTCTTGTCTTCTGTCAACCCTTCGCTCCCAAATTCTCAGAGCGTTAGAAATGCTATGGGCCTTGGTAGTGCGCAAGACGTAGCAAGCTCAGCGGCTTTGCCTCTGTCTACGTGCTTTGGAAATCTTGTCAGAGTTACGGGGGCTGTAATTACTACGTCTGTAGTTATGAGCAACGGGCAGCAAATTCGATGTGTAGCTGTTGGCGCTTGGCCCATCAATGTTCCTGGCCTTCTTAACTACACTTGTAACCCAGGAAACGTTATTGAATTTATTCAAGACAACAACGGGCAACAATTTGCATCGATCAGCAGTCTAGAAACAAACTACAGCCTTACGGCAACAGTTGCAGCCAATGCTTTGACTATCAGTTGCGGAAAGTTGAATCTTGAGTTCAGGAGCGCAACGCTAACTACCGGTACGACTACTCTGGTTTCTGGCGATCCTAATGACCTTGTAATTTCTAGTGGTTCGACACTTGGTACCGTAAACGGGGTCGAAAGTGACATTGCGGTAGTCGCCATCAACAATGCAGGGACAATAGAACTTGCCGCAATCAATATTGCAGGCGGTGATGATTTATCAGAGACCGGCCTAATTAGTACGTCAGCCGAAGGTGGAGCGGGCGGCGCTGATAGTGCAATCACGTTTTACAGCACGACAGCAAGAGCAAACGTTGCATATCGATTGATTGCGGTTATTAGAAGTACGCAAGCTACTGCGGGCACTTGGGCTAGCGCCCCGACTCTTGTTCAAAGCACTTTTGGCAAAGCGTTTGCCGCAACTCAATCGCTGGGGCAGGGACAGAGGTATTCGGCAGTCACCAGGACTTCTGGAACGACTTACTACAACACAACAAGTAGGCCAATTTTTGTAAAAAGAGAGGTTCAAGTTGGTGTCGCTGCTTTTGTCACCAATGCGACTGTTAACGGCGTAAGCATTGGAACTATCGTTGGCGGCGTAAACGGCAGTGGTACGCAAGTTTTTGCAGGAGGTTTTATTGTTCCTCCTAGAGCCTCTTACTCAATGACGGAAGTTGGTGCTGTTGTTTCGGTTACTACTTACGAGCTAAGGTAATCATGAGATACTTTAAATCTCTAGACCAATCGACCGCAAGCGGGTTTGCTTTGCACGCTTTAAGCGAGCAAGACATTAGCAATGGAGGAATCTCACTTTTGCCAAATGGGAGCTTGGAAATTGATGAAAATGAGGCGGAAGAAACTAGGCTAGAAAATCTTCCCCCTGCTCCAATACCAAGCAAAGTACCAATGAGAAAGGCTAGGCGCGCTTTGCGTGCTGCTGGACTTTTGGCAATGGTAGATCAAGCGCTAGCGTCCATTCCGGGGCCAGCAGGAGATGATGCTAGAGATGATTGGGAGTATAGCTCTGAGGTGCATAGAGACAACCCAACGTTGCAAGCGCTTGCAACCGCCCTAAGGCTTACTGATGAACAGCTAGACCAGCTTTTTATTACTGCGGACTCTTACCCATGAAGTGTGCTTGCTACATCGGCGACCACGCCAAAGACGACATCCTGACGCGCATCGGCTGGGCTGGCACTCGCATTGTCCAGAAAGGATCGTTCCAGCGCGTTACGCACGTTGAGGCGATCTTGGAAGAGCACGAGGACGGCTCGGTCACTATCGGTTCTGCAAGCCTTCGGGACGGTGGGGTACGGGTAAAGACGGTCAAGCTGAACCCCGACCATTGGATCATCATTGATGTGCCGTCGTGGGATGCGCAGCAGGCTCAACGCTGGTTTGCAGACCATGCCGGAGAGGCTTACGACTGGCGAGGCGCGTTTGTTACTTGGTTGCCTGCGACTTGGGACCGTGAAAAGCAATGGTTCTGTAATGAGGCTGTAGGCGCGTCTGTTGGTGCGGTTGATCCGGATATTCACGGTCCATCACAGTTTACGTCTATGGCTTTGTCATTCGGTCGAGACGTGACTAGAGAGTTTTTTACAGCTAGGGAGCAATAAGTGCAGCAGGATGAGGCCATGGATTCACTAAAAGCGCGTCAGCGTATAAATCAATTCATAGACTGGGGCGTCAGGGCTCTTGTCCTGGGGTGCTTTTTGTTCATCTGGCGGATGTACGAATCTCAACAGGCATTCATCCGAAAACTGGATATGACTGACGCGGCGGTTGTTCAACTGCAAAAAGACATTGCAAGGATTGAGGGAAACATGGTGACGATGGATACCCTAAAGAGGGTGGAGCTTTACATGGAGCTTCTTATGGTCAGAGCTGGTATTGACCAAAAAGTAGACCTAACATCTAAGAACTTGAAGAAATGAGCGAAATACAAATCCCGCTAGAAGCCATAGACGGTGGTATTTTGCTTGGTATCTTGGCTACGCTTGGTGCTATGGTATTTGTAGCAATCGTCGTTTCTTTGTGGCTGGACAGGCAAATCAAGAAGGCATGATTGCGGTATTGACTCGCGGGGCATCGACCGATGAGGGCACATTCGGAGCCCTAGCCTTTGGCAAGCAAGTCGTTAATACTGTGGAACTCCCATGGCGTGACAACGTGCGGCAGATTAGTTGCATCCCGCCTGGAATTTACGAATGCGTGATTGTTCAAAGCCCTAGATTCGGTAGAGTCTACGAAGTCAAGAATGTTCCCGGTCGGAGCCATGTTTTGATCCATCCCGCTAACTTTGCCGGGGATGCATCGTTAGGGTGGACAACCGAGCTACAGGGGTGTATCGCCCCCGGTGAAAGACGCGGCAGGATCAAGAACCCCTCAGGGAAGATGCAGCGCGCAGTGTTGGTAAGCAGGCCCGCAGTAACTAAACTCATGTCGTGGGCCGCTGGTGCCCCGTTTGCGCTGGAGGTAAGAGAGTGATTTCGTCCATCATTGCCCTTCTCGGGTCATCTGCATTCGGCTCCATCATTGGCGGGGTTTTCGCCCTGCTGAACCGGAAAGCAGATGTAGACACCAAAAAGCTAGAGCTAGAACACGAGCGCGCCCGCTGGTCGCACGATGGCCTGATGCGCGACAAAGACCTAGAGATTGCCCGCGCAGAAGCCCAAGGTAGAAAAGAGGTTGCAATCATCGAGGGCGAGTCCGCGATTGAGTCCGCCAGGATGGAAGCGATTGGGCAGATTGCCGGTGCTGAACGAGTGACTGCGGAGGACATTAAGGCGGCTGGGAAGTTCGGTTTTCTGCTGGTGTTCGCCAGTGTGTTTAACCGCCTCATTCGTCCTGTGCTAACGGTTCTCCTCGCTTTCGCTGCTTTGTGGCTTAACTGGGTTATGATCAGCCACATGACAGATGGATGGGACAGTATGACTGTCGCCCAGCAATACGAAGCTGGCATGCAAGCCTTTGCATGGGTCACTGCCCAAGCGTCTACAGCATTCGCCTACTGGTTTGTTAGCCGGGGTTCTGGCAAATAGGTTGCAGTTGCCTCCTGTGCCGTCATCGAGACGGCTTTAGCCCGCTGGCCGTGTGGTTAGCGGGCTTTTTTCCTTTTACTTCATGCCAAGGAAGCTCATCGCGGCGTCAGGCGGCATCGACTCAGGCATTTTGCCGTCCCAGCGCTGGGCAATCTCAAGCTGCACAAGATACTTGCCCTGCTGCGCCAGAGCATCGGTTTTTGCGCGGATCGCAAATGCCTCTGCCTTGCCGCGCATTTCTGTGGCCTGGGCTTCGGCCTTGGCTTGAAGCACCTTGGTATCGGCCTCGACCTGCGCAGTTTTCTGGTTCTGAGTTGCTGTGGCAATGGCAACCTCGGCCTTCATGCGGGCCGCGACTGCGCCCTCATAATCCGGTCCATAGTCGATTTCTTCCAGTTGCACACCAACAATGTCCAGCGGAAGATCGAGGTGAGCTTTTTTGACGGCCGCCGCAAGATCAGCAGAAAGCTTGGCGCGTTCCTGAATGGCGCGCGGAGCGGTATAGGTGCCAAAGATGTTTTTGATGGCATCAGGCACGCGGCGGGCAATGGCGCGTTGTTCCAGTGATTCGACTGTCCCGAATTCCCTATAGACGCGCTCGACAGCGCTGGCCTGCACGCGATAGGTTACGCTCAGATGCAGTTTTGCCGGTTGCTGATCAAAAGTGTAGGTTTCCAAAGGAAAGGTTTTGTCCCAAGCCAAGGTTGTATCGCGCACCTTGATTTCATGGATGCTGTCGATGAATGGCGCTTTGAAGTGCAGTCCGGGGTCTGCTGTCCCAATGACGGCACCGTTTCGCACGATGACGCCGCGCTCGCCCTGGTCGATTGTGTAAAAACTGGCAAACACAATTACCAGCATGACTAGGCCGACGATTGCGCCTACGATAGATTTGATGTAACTCACTTATTTACTCCTGCGTGTGGTTGAGTTTTTGCGCGTCTTAGTTGCGTCACCAATGAACGCAATAATTCCGCGCACGATAATGGCGGTCAAAACAAGTCCGCCAATTGTGTAAATCAAGATTTGCATTGCTTTCTCCTGCGTTTATAAAAGCGGCTTTCCAGCCTGGCCGCCATCAAAGCACTTGCGCGCCTTGGCGTAGCTCTCTAGCACTCGCTCGGCATAAGCGCGAACTCTGGGCGATGGATTGCGCGCAGCCTCATTCCCGCCGTTGTACCGCTTGAGTGCCGTGCGCACGGTCCCCGTAACCCGTAAGTTGTCCGCTAGGATGTAGGCCCCTACCGAAGCATTGGCCCACGGGTTGCGCCAATCCACGCTATTGAAGCGGTGCATGTGATATTTTGGATGGATTTGAAATAGACCAAGTTCGCCAGCAAGACCAACAGCATCAGTGAGAAAGCTTGATTCGTGCTTGGCAATGGCGAAAAGGATCGCAGGGTCCACGCTATGCCGGTCGGCGGCATACATCACTGGTTGTACAACCGCAGCAATGCGCTGATGCGGCACATTGAGAGCAACCGACAAACATAGTTCAATCAGCATCTTTCTTGTCTTCCTCTGTTTTTGACGGACGCAACAGCCAGTCCGTTATATCGGCCAAGATTATGGCTATCCAGAAAGCGCCAAGGGCAACACAGATGCCCATGGCGTAGGGATGAAGCTCGGGAGGCATCAAAACGGCTTCTCGACAGACAGGTGGACCACGGTCCGTTCATTCCTGGATGCCCCGGAAATCATCGCCCTGTAACCATCATACACATGGAATCGGTAAGTCGGAAATGCCAATGGCGTGACTTTTTCGACGTACCCAGTGACGCCGCCAACCTGGAGGGCCAGTCCCTTCCACTCAGGCGTACGGTAGGCGATGTACTCCGATTGCCGTTCGCACGAGTTGTAGTAAGTGCCGACCACCAGCCCGAACGATGAGCGGGCGTAGATGCCGGGGTTCTTCCCGTTCCCGCAGTCGATGTTGGGACTGTGGTACGTGGTCAGGTGCAAGCCGAAAGCGGGCTCTTGGGCGAAGCACGGGACGGCCAGCATAGCGGCCAGGGCGACGATTGCGGTTTTCATGATGCACTCCTGTTGTTGATGGGCTCAGTCTACCTATGCCCTGCTTAATTGGAATTAGGACTTACCCTTAAAAATAACAGCCGCTTGCAATGTATTTTTTAGGTTTTAGAGATACGGATTCGGTATTGAATGGCTCAAGTTTTACTGGCTTCCCGTGCTCCTGATTGTTTAGAACAACAAACAATTGCGGCTTAGTCTTGTCGGAAACTTTGGGAATAAGATGCCCATTTACCTCAATAATGATTAAATCGCCACAAGATAAAGGTCCATCGACCAAATCAAATTGCACTTGTCTTACCCTTGTTCAGCTCATCGGCAGGGATGAATTCGCCAGACTCCAGCGCAATCCCTGCCTTGAACGGCTTTGAGCATTCCGCGAGGTTTGCCGCTTGAATCAGTGCGGCAGCCTTGGCCCGAGCTTGTGCCGGGGTCATTGCAAAGGTAAAGTTCATTGAGCCGCCGTGCTGGGTCTCGACCACGAGATTCGGCAAACCGTCCTCGGCAGGCTGGAAAGCAATTCCAATCGATGCCGCGCCGGTCCAGTTGGGGATTGTGGTTTTCACTGTTGTTCCTTTGCCTTGTTGGCTGCGGCTTGTAGCGCAAAAAGAGCATGGCTAGCCACAGAAAATTCTCCAGGCTTTGTGCTTTCTGCGGTAACGCTTAGGTCGTTGATTGCCTTCAAAAGCTCCGCATTCACTTCTGCAAGGCGGCGGAGTTCGATGGCAGAGTCTGATCCCCAAGAAGCCATGACTTCGTGAGTCATAGACAGCCTGAACTCATCCGCCAATTTCAATGCTTTCATCTTGCTTCTCCTGTTGGTTGATAAATCCCAGTCTACCCATCTTGCAATGGATTGGTATTGGGATTTACCCTAGCTTTTTAAATTCGACCACCCAGACCCAAGGATTGGCGTCCCAGCTCCCGGGGCCGTTGATGAATGAGTTCATTTAGTCCCCCGGTTGTTTCTCTGTTCGGTGCGAGTCGCCCACCGGCAATTGCCCGGCTCATAGTTGCCGTCGGGGTTTGGGTATCGGTCAAGAGTGGTGCCTTCTGGGCGTGGCCCCATGTCTGCCAAGAAGTTCTCAAAGCCCCCGACCCAGCGGTCGCAGACTTTGATGCCTCGACCGCCGTAGCGATCCCATGCGTGGTAGGAAGGATTGGTGCAGCGCGTGAGCATTGAAGTCCAAGACCGGTATTCCGGTGCGCGCTGCTGGTGGCTTGCGGCCCCATGCTTGGTGGCCGCGCTCTTGGCGTGCTCGGACTTTTTGCACCCACACGATGTCGTCCTGCCGGACGTTAGGTCACGGCTCACGGCGTTACGTTTGTTGCCGCATTCGCAGGAGCACCTCCAAATGACGCGACCGGATTCGTCTCTGCCTCCTGTATCCGCATCTACCGTCAGCCGCGCAAACTTGCGGCCAACAAGGTTGACTGCTGGCGATGTCTTACGAGCGGCCATTTTCCCCCTCCATACGATGGAATGAAACGACCCAAACCCACGGATTGAGAGACCACGCCCCCTCGCCGTTTATGCTCTCCCAGAGATCGCGATAGGCGTGGCGATATGTGCGGCCTGCAGAATAGTCAACATCGGCGCATCCTTCGGCCTGCGCATCGGCCTCGCTGATGTCCTGCAAGCGCTCGACCCTGACGCCTGTCACCTCCAGGGTGATGCGGCTGGCCCAACGGGGCATGTGGATGCTGGGCCGCCATGGCTGCAGTTCGAGGCACTCACCGTCCGCTCGGTAGTAGATCGTGTCGCCGGGCTTCAGTGTGTCGTTGCGCTCAAAGTGGCCGAACGCCTCCCGCACCCACAGCCTGTCCCCGGGCTGGCCGTAGGGGCAGGGATAGGTGTATTGATGCGCGTCCATTGGGTCGGCTTTGAGCGTCACAAATGAGGCTCCGTCGTGCCACTCATACCCCCAGCACTCAGGATTATTCCAGTCTGGGCTATCCGATCCGCCCCCGCCAAGGAATTCGATTGGACGACCGCGAGACGGCTTCACTACGCGCCGCGTCTGCGTCTTAGCCCCGTCCAGAATGGCCCGGACCATGGGCGCGGAAAACAAAATTGGTCGTTCTTTCATTTCACTTCCCCACAATCAGGGCATAGATGCCGAATGCGCCGAGCGCGAGATACAGCAAAGAAAGCCAGCCTTGTTCCTCGCGGCCAGAGTCCAGCCATTGACGGCCATAACTACCGGCTTCGTACAAGAAAAATCCAACCGTAAAAGCGACGTAGGCAGTCATCACGATTCCACCTCCACCAGCCCAACACCAGCCCCTCGAATAGCTGCGTCAATGTCATCCTCAAGGCGGACGACGATGTGCGCGGTGCCGACACGGGTGTATCCGCTTTCCTCCATTCGCTCCCCGTCCCAAGAAAAAAGAAGCATTGTTTTCCCGTCTCGCACGTCTTGGAGGGTCTTGTGATGGGGAAGGTAGGCGTTATAGGTGAATTGCATGGTTGCGCTCCTGTTGAATCAAAACGGCGGGGAATCCTCGAAATCATCAAAGCCCGAAGCCCCGCCCGGCTTCGGTGCCTGCCTCGCCTTGGCTGCATCGTGGCTGGGGCGCGGTGCTTGCGGTTCCTGGCGGTCTTTGCTGCCAAGTAGCTGCATTTCCGTGGCGATAATGTCCGTGGATTGCTTTTCCACCCCGTCTTTGTCGGTGTACTTGCGATAGGTCAAACGACCCCCCACGTACAGGGGGGAGCCTTTCTTGACAAACTCCCCGGCAATCTCTGCCAGGCGATCAAAGAACGTCACGCGGTGCCATTGGGTTTCCTCGACGTACTCGCCGGATGCTTTGTCCTTACGCTTGGTCGAGGTCGCAATGGTGATATTGGCGATAGCCTGTCCAGACGGCAGATAGCGGATTTCAGGATCACGCCCCACGTGGCCCAGAAGATGTATTTTGTTTACCGATGCCATGTTTACTCCTTTTTCAATGACTCGCCGTGTTTCTTGATTGCCGAACGGATGTTCGACGGAAGTTGCTTCCACAGATAGGTTTTTTCGTCTCCATCTGTTATGCCAATGTATTCCTCGTAAGCGCCCACAATATCGTCGCCGTTGAAGTGATCTGTGATTGCGCCAACAACCGCATCGACAATCTGTTTTCTCTGAACGTCTAGGACAATCTCAGGCACGGCCGCAATCATCAAGGCTTTTGCCTTTTGATCTTCCTGGGCGATTACTTCCAGCCCTTCGCCATTTTCGGTGTTCAGGTGATGGATTGCTGTATCCAGCCGGTCAGCCTTAGGCCACAGCTTGTAGGCGCGCTTAATGACCGTCTTTTTGATCATTTCGCCTTCGTCAGTAACCCATGGGCACTTGCGCTTTTTCTCAATCCATGCCTTCCATGCCGCTGAGCGGTCGCGGATTTCAAACACCTCGTCAATTTGCATTGTCGATGTAAGGTAGTCGCCATCGCGTGTTTTGACCACGACATAGACGCCTACAATCTCGCCGCGATCCTTGGCAAACGGCTTGCGGGCATGCGTGGGCGGCTTGTCGAATCCGTTCAGGTCAAACCCATCGGCCTCATAGACAAGCTCGGATTGCCCCCACAAGATGGAGCCAGATTGGATAGCCAAGTCCAGCAGCCCGATGTAGGAAATATCCAGGCAGATACGGCCATCCCGTGGAACAAGATAAGCCTGTTTCTTGGCCGGGTTTAGGCTGATCCCGATTGCCGCGATATTGGTAACGGCATCCACCACGGACTGCCGGTTTTCCATCGCGATCTTCAATGCAAAGTCATTCCTGGAAATGGCTTGGATTGCAAACCCAGCCTCACGCTCAAATGACAAGCTGCGATCCGATAGCGCAGAATCAAATTGCGGGCGGATCGAGTAAATATCACCGCTGATTATGGTTAATGCGTCACTTGTGGACACTGGCTCACTCCTGTTAATTGATCCCCCATATTAGGGATTTCATGGGGGATGGGGAATAGTGGTTTACCCTAATGTCTTTCCAATTTCAGCAGCAGCGCGGACGATGGCGCGGCGGACGGCGGCGCAGTCATCGCCGTCAAAACTTTCCACAAAAAAGCTCTCTTTCAAGAAATGATACCTGTACCTATATAAACACAGCCGAGCAGTCACATAGCCTCCACCCAAATCAGCGGGGTTAGGATGATGGACAGTTATGCGCAGCTTCACCGCCAGCCGCAGCGCGTCTCCGTCATCCGTGATCGGGTTCCATCTGTCTCCTACCGTTGTATCCATGCGCGCGCAATTTTCTTCCCCTGGAGTACCCCAAATATGGATTTGATACCCAGCAGCCTTAGCCGCCAGCTCCAGTAATTCACGATCAGATTCCACAATGCCTCCAAGAAATAAACAGCGCCCACGCCACGCCAAAAGCCCACCCGACAACCAAAGACGCAGCCATTAGCCGCAGTGCAGTGCTTAGATAGCCCCTTGGCCTACGGTAGGGGCCTGATAGCTGGATAGGGGGCTTCATGGCGTCTGTTCTCCCTGGCAAAGCGGGCAGGGCAAAAGGTAGTCCGTATACGGGTCGCGGCCATCACCGTGACAGCGCGAGCATTCATCCTCTTCAAATTCGTCCCATTCATCGTCTTTGATCTGTTCAGTCATGGCTTGCGCTCCTGGTGGCTTTTTCGATTGCTGCGTCAACCACAATCTGATACTCGTGGCCTTTGCCCTTCATGGTGACGATGTAGTCACGCACCATTTTCAGAGCGTCCAGCATGTCCGGCGCAGCAGCAATTAGGCGGGCGTTAGCTTCGTCCATTTGACCGGACCAATCAAGCCTGCGCTTAAAACTCCCGCCATTAATTGTTTCTTCATGCAGAACCACCCAGCGACGATTGCCGCCGTACAGTTCTTTTGCAACCCAAGG